ATACCCACTAATACCATTTAGATCTAAATCTAATGGTATGCATTTAGTTTTATTTATTGACGGTGTAATTGCTGCATCGGAAATGCGTAAAAAATTAATTGAGATTGCATCTGACCTAGGTGTTAACGATAAGACTACCGATATCTATCCTGCACAAGATGAAGTTGATTTAACTCCTGAAGATTGGAATAAAAAAAGAAAAGGTAATTTTGTAAATTTACCTTACCAAAAAGCACACATGACGACCAGAGTTGCGATGGACAACGATGGCAATTCAATAAAATTAGAAAACTTATTTAAGTTTGTATCCCAATATAGAATTACTCCAAAAGAATTTAAAAAATTAAAAGTGTTTCAAGATGATGAAACAAAAGATTATCCTCCGTGTGTTGTTAACTTCATGAAGAACAAAGTTAAAAAAGGTGAAGGTAGAAATGATGCAATGTTTAATGTTGCAGTACTTGCAAAAAAAATAAATCCCGATCCTGTTATGTATCAAGATTGGACTAGAGAAATGATGGGTAAAGTTTGCGAAGAGAAATTACATCCAAAAGAATTAGAAAATATATTTAAAGGTGTTGAGAATAAAGAGTATGCTTATAAATGTAAAACATCTATTGCTAGAATGCATTGCTCCTCAAGCACTTGTCTAAGACGTAAACATGGTATTGGTAATAATGAAGCCTTACCTGAAGTAGGTAAATTGTTGAAAGTAAATTCATATCCAGAACCTTATTGGATACTGCCTATTCAAGGTAAATCTATTCGATTATCTACTAAACAACTTTATCAGCAGCAACTCCTTGGAGAACAACTATTAAATTATGATATTGTTTGGCGAACACTTAAGCCAAGCAAAAGAGATCCCGATCCATATAGAGATTGGCTAGAAGAATTAATTGCAAACAAACAAGACATGGAAGGATTTGATGCACATGAGGAACAGTCAGATGTATTCAATTCTAGAATGTCTAGATTCTTAGAGGATGTTGAGGATACTACTGAGTTTGATCAAATAGATAATGGTAATATTTGGAAAGATGATGTTGAAATGAGATTTAAATTAGAAACCTTTAAAAACTTTATGAAAAAAATGGGTTATAATTGGAATGAAAAAGAATGTACAAAATTTTTAGAATCTGGTGGTGCTAAACCTAAAAAGAAATTTCAAAGTATTGATAGCAGACACTGGCTTGTAGAACTACCTAAGCAAACTGAACACAAAAATAAAGATGTCAAATTCGTTAAAGCAAAAGCTGCATGGGAAGACAATTAAGATCTTTGGACCCCCAGGCACAGGAAAAACAGAAAATTTACTTAAACGTGTGCAGCGTTATCTCAAACAAGGATATTCTCCCGATGAGATTTGTTACATATCATTTACCAATAAAGCAGTTGATGAGTGTGTGGCTAGAGTCAGAAAAAGATTTAAAGAATATGATGAAGACGACTTTAAATATTTTAGAACCTTACATTCTTTGGCACGACAACAGTTTGCTGAGATTCCCGTTTTAGATCCTAAAGTCGATATGCTGATGTTTCACACACAGTATGGAACGATCAAAGTTAATTTTAAAGAAGGCCATGATGAACAAAAAGTTTATAACAATTGGTCCTTACAAATATATGACCGAGCTAGAAATATGAAGGTTGATCCTGTTTGGTTATATAAACAGCAGCCGAGAAAAGCGGTGAGGTTGCAGCAATTCAAATCCATTATTGCAGGCTACGAAGAATTTAAAACAATGGAACTGGAGAACGGAAAACGGACACCGGACAGATTAGATTTTACCGACATGGTACAAAAGTTTATTGATGATGGTGTGTCTATACCATTTAAAGTATTGATGGTTGATGAAGCTCAAGACTTAACACCGTTGCAGTGGGACTTAGTTGTAAAGTTAGCAAAAGCTGTTGAGAGAGTTTATATTGCAGGGGATGATGACCAAGCTATCTATGAATGGAATGGTGCAGAAGTAGAACACTTTCAAACGTTTCCTGGACGAAAATTAATATTAAAAAAATCTGTAAGATTAAACAAGAATGTACATTTCTTTTCTAAATGTATTTTAAATTCTATGGGTGATAATCGAGTAGAAAAAGAATTTTATTCTAATGGTAAAGAAGGAGCTATTTATAGATGGAATGGCTTGAAGAAAGTTCCTTGGGATATGGATGGATCCTGGATGGTGTTGGCTAGAATCAATGATGTTAAGAAAGAGCTGCAGCAAGAGGCACGCAATTTATCTTTGTATTATCAAGATGTTAAGGGAAATAAGTCCTTTGATCCGAATCAATTTGCAGCTATCCAACATTGGAATAAAATATGTGAAGGTGGAAGTATTACTAGAGACGAAGCTACAGTCATGTATGAGTATTTATTAAACATAGACCACGGCTACCGGTCAGCGGAAAGTAAAAAATGGAGCTTTGCTCACCCCAATCAAGTATTTAATTTTGATGAATTACACCTCAGATGTGGTATGAGAGATGAACGAGGTGAATGGGAAGATGTTTTTAAAAGAAAATTTAAAGAAAAAGATAAACAATATTTTAAAAAACTTATGAAAGAAGGTGTAGACTTATCACAACCACCAAAAATAATTATTGATACGATACATCAAGTTAAAGGTGGAGAAGCAGATAATGTTGTCCTGGCGAGCAAATGTAACTTTCCATCTCATTATGACAAAAAGAATTTGCAGGATAAAGTAAAAGAACTTAGGGTTTGGTATACAGGTGCCACTAGATCCAAAGGCACGCTGCATTTATTAGGTACCAATCATCAATACAATTTTCCACTTGGAAAATATTATAAACTATACGAGGCTAACTATGTCAAATAAAGATATGTTCGATGAAGCATTTCCACAAAATAAACAGATAGGCGGGAATCATTACAAGGACTTTACCATTCAACCTTATGAATTTATTTCAAAAAATAATTTATCGTTCTTCCAAGGAAACGTTATTAAATATGTTTGTAGATATTTAGGTAAAAATGGAATAGAAGATTTAGAGAAAATTAAACATTATTGCGACTTAGAAATCTTGAAGTTAAAAGATGGAAAAAGAAAAAAGTAAAGTTGACTGTGAGTTTTGTAAAACTAAAAAAGCTATTGTAATCGAAGATAAAAAATACTACTGTGCCGAGTGTTACATCAAAATAAAAAAAATAGATGACTCATCAACTTAATTTTATTTACAATGACTCAGACTGGGTATGCCCTTCTGAATACCCTGATTTATCTCAAGCAAAAGAAATAGCAATTGACTTAGAAACTAAAGATCCAAACATTAAAACAAAAGGTTCGGGTTGGGCTACATTTGATGGTCACATCGTTGGGTTTGCAGTAGCAGCGTATGATCAACAATGGTATTTCCCTATCTCTCATGATGCGGGAGGTAATATGGATTTATCAATGACCACTGCTTGGATACAAGATATATTAAAAACTCCAGCTACTAAAATATTTCATAATGCAAGTTATGATGTCGGTTGGTTACTTGTAAATGGTTTTGAGATTAGAGGTAAAATTGTAGATACCATGATTGCTGCAGCTCTAATCAATGAGAACAGATTTAGTTTTAGTTTAAATGCCTGTGCTAAAGATTATTTAGGTGAAATTAAAAATGAAACTTTTTTAAATGAAAAAGCAAAAGAATGGGGTATAGATGCTAAAGCAGATTTATGGAAGCTGCCTGCAGGTTATGTTGGTTTTTATGCTGAACAAGATGCAGCATTAACTTTAAAACTTTGGCAACGATTTAAAACAGAAATAACTAAACAAAGTTTGCATGATGTTTGGGAAATGGAAATGGAACTTCTTCCTATCTTAATTGATACACGAAGAAGAGGAATTAGAGTAGATGAGGAGAAAGCTCATCTATTAAAGAAAGAATTTAAAACTAAAGAAAAAAATGTTTTACATAAAATTAAACAAGAGACTACAATCGATGTAGACATTTGGGCTGCTCGATCGGTAGCACAAGTGTTTGATAGAATTGGGGTAGACTACCCACGGACAACGAAAACCGAAGAACCAAGCTTTACCCAAAATTGGCTAGTAAATTGTGATAACCCGATAGCGCAACTAATAAGACAAGCAAGAGAAATAAATAAATTCCATTCAACATTTATAGACTCCATTTTAAGATATACCCACAAAGGTAGAATTCATTCTGAGATTAATCAGTTACGATCTGACCAAGGTGGAACTGTATCTGGACGTTTATCATATTCAAATCCTAACCTCCAGCAAATTCCTGCAAGGAATAAAGAGATGGGTGATAAAATTAGAAGTTTGTTTTTACCTGAAGAGGGAAGACAATGGGGTAGTTTCGACTACTCACAACAGGAGCCTAGGCTTGTTGCACACTACTCTGCAGCGCTTAATGATAATTATGCATTAGAAAGTGCTGCGGAGTTTATAGAAGCTTATCAAAATGAGGCTGCTGATTTTCATCAAATTGTGGCAGATATGGCAGGAATATCGCGAACTCATGCCAAAACTATCAATTTAGGGCTATTTTATGGCATGGGTAAATCAAAATTAGCTAGAGAATTAGGGATTGATAAGGATAATGCTGAAAGATTGTTGCAAACTTACAATAGTAGAGTGCCTTTTGTTAAGAGATTAGCTACTGAGGTATCTAACAGCGCATCTAAAT